TTTCCCCATCCGGCACCATTTATCTGCCCACCATGAGATTCTTCTGGTGGAATTTGCCCAACCCACCAACGAAATCCGTCTCTTCCTAAAAAATTACTTTTGAGTAGTGATTCTTCGATCATTTTGTGTCTTTAGTATTAATTCCAAAAGTATCTCTTAACAATTTTAATGAAGTATAAGAATTATCAGTATCAAAATGATGACATAATTCTTTAATAATATATAGACCACTTGTTTCAGAATCATATTCTTTTTTTTGTGAATTTGAAATTTTTGGAAATAAACATTCAATCATATCTCCTGCTCTTAAATCAATATTTGAAGGAATCATTACGCTTAAAATATTTGAAAAAAGAATATTATATCTAAACAAAGATTGAGATTGATATAAAATTGGATCAGAGTTAGTTTTGGTAGAAACATCTTTTTCCATTGTTCCAATATCTAATACTGCAGTAATGATTCTCGAAGGAGCATCGGCAATTGATAAGTCAGAACCCTCTGACAATTTAGGAAGTTTTAAATCATTTCCGCCCAGATTTTTTGTTTTATTTTCATAATCCTTGAGTTTAAATACACCCTTCTCATATTCGGTAAAATTAAATGTCAAAGGATTAAAAAATGTTCGGTGACTTGCATATGCTCCAAGGCGAAGTTTCTCAATTAAATTTTGATTTTTTTCGGTAATATAACTTAAAATTTTAAATTCATTATCCACTTTATTATCTTCACTGTCATATGCAGATGTGGTTGGACTATAGATATATTTTGCCTTTGGTTTTTGTTCAAAAATTAAATCATCAATCGATCTAAATTGAAATCCATCCCGAGTCTGATAAAATAAAAATCCTGCAGTTGAATCTCCAGAAGAAACCGGAACACTTTTGGATGCCAACCAGACTAATACTGTAAATGGTTTTCTCATATTACCAATAAAAGAATAGTTACTTGAACTTTTATCAATTGTTCCAATATTATCCGTCTTAAGAACATTTTTTAATATTTCTTCAACAGAATCGCTAATATTATTTTTATATTTTCTTACCACTCTTGAGGTTTCATTTGTGATTGCCTCTCTCGAAACCAGATTGAGAGTAAAACTTTCTTGTTGAGATTCTGAAATTATGTTTGTAATACTTGAGACATAAAGATATTTTTTTGAGTTTTGAGAAAAATCCAAAGACTCTCTTCCCGGAACATTACCCGCAATTTTCATCGAAAGTCTTTCACCACCACGAAGAGGAAGACCATTATAAATTGATTGAGTTTCTCCATCAACATCATTAAATGAAGGAATTGTTCCTCCAGTATTAACTACTTTAATTTTGGCGGTAATTGTTGGAGAAAGAATATCCTCAAAATATTCAATGGCTACCACACCATTTTTAATATCAATAGATCTTTTTTGATCATTTGATTCCAGAATGAGTTCTTCGTATATGGATCTATTAATTGACATTATAGGTAAGCAAGATCAAGTAAAAGTTTATTCTTCATAAAAATATTTAACAAAGCAATTTCATTAGTTTGTGCTGAAGATTCTCCATCAAACGATTCCCCACCATAAGAAATCAGTTTTTGTTGTGGTTGTTGGGTATTTTGAGAAATAATCACTGTTTGTCCCTTTCTTTCTTGTGTTAGAGACTGTGATAAATTATTATTTTGTATTGATGCTATTTGGGCAGATGGTTGACCTATTGTTGATGATGGTGTTAATGCAGATATTGATGAGGTTTTAGGATATAAAGGATGACTTCTTGTCCAAGCACCAGGATCTTGATGAGAAGTAAATGTACCATTAGACATTGGTGGACTATTTGAAATTTCCCAGTGTACGTGCGGACCAGTTGATTTTCCGGTGCTTCCTACATATCCCATCAAAGTTCCCCGATCAACTGTAGATCCAACTCTTAGTGGTGAAGGTTTTAACATATGTCCAAAAAAGTGATATGATCCATAAACACTATCTTTCCAAACAATCCAGTTTCCATATCCAGCATATGATGCAGTTCTATCTAAACCTATATGAGTTACTTTACCTGGAAGATAAGCATATAATGGTGTTCCAGACGCTGCAGCAACATCATATCCTGTGTGATTTGAGTTTGAACTCCTACGATATCCTACTCCTGAAGTAATTTGTGCTCCAGATCCAGGTTTAAAAGCACTATAGTCTGCCGATAATCTTGCTTCTTCACTTCCACCATATTTGACAGTTCCACTAGTTCCGCTTACAGGAGAAAATTGTTTTGATGGTGGAGATCGTTTTGGTGGTTGTTGATTTGGTGGTTCTTGTATTGGTTTAGGTAAATTATCAAATTTAGCTGGTCCTCCAGGATTAATTGGATCTTTTCTTGGATCTTTAAGAAATTGATTATCACCATTTCCACCCCGCCAAACACTTCCCGGAATTCTACCATTAGAATCAGCTTGAATATTGTTATTTGGATCACTATCACTATTAACTAGTCTAACTGTCTGAGGACTACCTCTAAACTCACGAGCTCCACCTACATGTTTTGCAGCACTTGACTGCAATGAAGGGTTTTTAATATCTTTAATAATTCCCAATAAAGTGGATTCACTCACACCAGACCATTTGGATGCATCTTTTAAGGTTTGAATTTTTCTAAATTTACCAACACCTTTATTTTCTACTCCTTTAAATTGTCCAGGTTGCGATAAAAGTTGAGTATAAGAACCACCACTAAATGCTTTTCTATTAACAAGAACCTGCATAATATCTACGGTAGATTGTGATCCAGTTCCCTCAGTAGAAAGTGCCGCTGCTATACGAAACATTTCAGAAGATTCCTTACCGGGCAACCTATTGTCAGGCGGTGAATCATATGCATCGGGATTAGGATTTTCCTGTCCAATAGGTGGAATTTTCTCATCTGCAGTTAAAGGTGCTGTTAATTTATCGATAATTTTTTTAAAATTTTCCCCCATATCATCAATATTGTCAGTTAGATCTTTAAAAGAATTTTTTAAACGATTCGATCTATCAAATATATCAAATTGAATTAAATTATCAAAAGATGCTCCTAAAATTTTACCAAATCCAGAAAAAATATTAATAATATTATTAGAAAATTTTAAAATTAAATCTTTAACTGTTTGAATTCTTTTAATAAATACCTTACCTAGTCCAATCCAAGTTGGAATATTATATAATATCCATCCTGCACCAAGATATCCAATAAATTTAATTATTCTTTTTAAAAACCCTTCAGAACTACTTGAACTAATAATTAACTTTCTTCCCCCCCTTATACCAATATTTTTAACAGTATTTGGAGCTTCTATTTCTTCTTCTTTTCTTTTTCTTCTTTCATTTTCAACTCTACGACTTTTTATTGTAAGTTTGTTTGCAAATAATGAATCTTGTAATCTTATTTTATTAGTTAATACAGTTTTAAGATCTTTATAACTATTAAAAAATTTTTTATTTAATCTAATTGGAGATGATATTGCCATATTATACTATTATTCCATAATTTAATTGTGAATACATACTATAAAAGTTATTAGAATTAGAAGAACTAATTAAAGGAACATCTGTTCCTACCAATGAAGGTGATCCAGAAATTTGTGAGTTTTGATTCGGAGATTCATTCATAATTATAGTTGGATCTGGTTCTGTAAGAGGGGGAAGTTCATTAGATCTAGATGGGAGTATTCCTTGAATTGGTGGTTGAGAAGATATAAAAGAAGGCATTGATGATAATAATGTTGATTCAGTATAATTTTGATTAATAGAATTACCTAAATTAAAAGGATTTAATGCTAATTGTGAAACAGAAGAACCATTTAAGTTAATTATTTTTGGGGTATTTGTATTTTTAGTGGACTCTTCTGGAATTTTAGGTAATTTCATTTGTTCCCAGTCTTTACCTGTTGTTTCTGCCCATTTCTCTGCCTGCTTTCTTTGAAGGGGAGTCATTTTTCTCCAGGCATCTTCTATTTGTCCTCTTAACAAAGAGTTATTTTTATATTTCCAAGCTTTTTCAAATTGCTCGATCATTTCTGGAGATGGATAAGGAACTACTTCAATTTTAGTTTGATTATTATCTGGAGTAGTACCAGGAGGAGTACCCGAAGGAGTATCCGGAGTAGTACCAGGAGTTTCTATTTTTGGATCTTTAGGAGTTATTGTCTTTAATTCTTCAAAAAATTTAAGAAGACCTAATTCTTTTTGTATCTCTTTAAACCCATCTCCAGAAAAAGATTCTGTAATGCCATCAGTAAGTCCCTTAAGTCCACCAAAAACATTTCCAATATCTAAAATCTTACTATTTTTATTATTTTCCTGTTGATCATCATTCTTTGATTCTTCTTTTTTAAAGAACCTATCTAATCCTGGAACATCCTTTAGTTTATCTTTAACAGTATTCAACGGAGAAATAATAAACTTTTGAGATATATCTCCAATTGTTTTAGAAAAAGATTTTACAGAATTAATTACAGTATCAAATCCAAATCTAATTGAAGCAATTGAAGTGATTGCAGATAGAATATTATTAGCAATAAAATCTTTAATTTGTTCTAATTTTTTAATATCATTATTTTTTAAAGAAGATATTAATTGAATTGTCTTAATTGTTAAAAATCCAATAAGCAATGCTTTTATAGCATTACCAATGCCTGAAAAAGTATTATTAATCTTTGTCTCAAGAGGAACAATTGCATCGGAAAGAGATGATGAAATTCCACGTTCTATCTCGTTTTCCTTTCCCAATCTAACACTATTCTCTAAATATTTTCTTTCTATTTCATTAAGTCTCTTTTCTCTAGATATTTCTAATCTAGCATCTCTTTCAATTAATTGTGAAATACTAAAAATACCGTTTGATAACCCTTGAATTCCTGATTGAAGATAACTTAAACTTCCTTGAAGTGCTGAAATTCTTTGAGACTGTTCAACAATTAATTTAGAATTATTTTCAGTTCTTCTTGTTAGTAATATACTACTATTTAAAACATTATCAGAAATATTAGATTTTTTTAAAAGAGCACTACGAACTTTTTGAGATAATGGAGATCCTGTTTCAGGATCAATTCCACTTTTTGCGATGGTTTCCGGTTCCATTTCAGTTAATTTACACCCTGTTTTAAATTTTCTTCTTCAATATATTGAGAAAGAAGAGTGATATAAACCTCTTTTTCCCAAGGCAACATATTTTCTAACTCTGTTAATGAATATTTATGATGCTGCATCAATTGAAATGTTGTTCTATAATATGACTCCAATGAAGTATGAGCCATTCCTAGGCGAAAAAAGATGTTAAACCCTCCAATACCACCTCACTCTCAACTTCCGTATTTGGATTTTTGACCTTAATAATATGAGATAGTTTAGGCATTGTATCAAAGAACTTTTCAATTTCTTTAAATTGATTTGTGGTGAGTTGTTCCACAAATTCATTTAGTTCTTTCTTTGTGCTGTCAGAAGATGCCCAAGACTCTTCTTCACTATAAATCTGTTCAATACAAGAAACAATCATATCAAAAGTATCATCGACACTGATTGTGGAATTATTTCCAAAATTATTCTTAATAAACTCTTGCATCGATGGATATTTCATTCGAAGAGTCAAAACATCATCAAGTTTAATATCCTGTGAATGATCATCACTCGCACTAACTTTAATATCATCTAAATTAATAGAAATAGGAACCTGAGTCGTTCCGTCATCTGGGCAGGTAATCAAGACATCAACAGACTCACCCACAGACTTTCCACGAATATTAAGAAACAAATATTCAATATCAAATGTTGCCAAATTTTCAACCTTAAATCCTTTTGTAAGAATACAATTTGAAATCACAGTCTTAACTGCTTCTGCAATTTGTTTAGTATCATCACTTTCCATTGCAATAATTAAAACCTTCTCTTCTTTAACTAAAAAAGGTCTATATTTAATATTCTTTTTAATCGAAGGAATTTCCAACTCATAAGTCGGGACCGAAATTCTAGGTAATGACATTTTTTATAATTCAATTGATATAAATCTATTTATTGAGTTTATTAAATAATTCTAGATTCAATTTAACCACCACCGTCTCCTCCTGCTCCACCGTCTCCTCCACCTCCTGATCCACTGTCCCCGTCTCCATATCCACCAATACCACTATTATCACCAACAGAATCTCCAACAGGACCCCCACCATCACCAAAATCTGGCTCAAGTATTTCATTAGTTCTTTCAGTCAGATTGTCATCAATATCATTTTTTTTATTATTATCAATATTTCTAAAAATATCTAAACTTAAAGTTTTTCCACAGACATATCGTAAATAACTAAAATTAACACTCATTTTTAACACATCAGAATTTCCATAAGATACTGGAATAGAACTCATCTCAACTGGGAAAAGATCAAAAAAGTTATATTCTATTTCTTTTTTGTAATCTCGGTCAAATTTAATAATTTTTGTTCTATTACTTTTATACGATTTTGGATATTGCATTCTAAAGAAATACCCTTCTTGAGATTTAGGTGCACCAGATCCATCTGCAATAAACTCTATCCAGTGCTCCATAAATTTTAAGGATTTATAATTACTGTCAACATAAAAATCTAATGTTATTGGAACAAATGTTCGGCGATGAGCTATTTTTTCATCAATTCCCGTGAAATTGTTTGTGATATCCGAGGTCATGAGAGATGTTGCAGGAAGAGATGCCGAATAGCAAAGAAGACCAGCATCCTGAGCAATAAACAGTGGATCTATTCCTCTTAATAACAAATGAGTCAATAATGGACCAGGAAGTCCTCCAAAAATAACCTGAAAGTGTGAGGTCTGAGCAACATTAGTGAATAGTGGCTTAAAATCTGATATTTTGCGTATAGATGGCACTCTAAATACCGTATATAAGTCTAATTATAGTTATTTAGATGTCTTATAAAGGAAAATTCAATCCATCATTTCCAAAAAAATATATTGGTAATCCTTCAAATATTGTATATCGATCTTTATGGGAACTTAAATTTTTAAAATATTGTGATACAAACGAAAATATTTTAGAATATGCATCAGAAGAACTTGCAATTCCTTATAGGTCTCCAATCGACGGGAGAATACATAGATATTTTCCAGATGCTTATATAAAAGTCAAGGAACCTGATGGAAGTATTAAAAAATATTTAATTGAGATTAAACCATATAAACAAACTATGCCACCAGCAAAACCAAAAAAACAAACAAAAGGATACATATATGAGGCATATGAATATGCAAAAAATCAATCTAAATGGGAAGCTGCTAGAGAATATTGCAAAGATAAAGGATGGACATTTAAAGTAATCACAGAAAAAGAATTATTTAAGTAACCAAAATGGCACCGAAAATAAATAAAGTTGAAATAATGATACAAAGAATATCCCAAATAAATGATAGTCCTGATGAAATTATGGAACTCATACAAGATGTTTTTGATGAAACGGAACCCTATCCAAGTCCAGGAAAAATATATACCTTCATATATACAGCAAAAACACCAAATATTGCTTATGATAAACATCCATTATTATTAGTGGAATCAATTTCACTTTCAGGATTTAAAGGATATAATGTCCACTGGGGAGATTATAGAAATTATGTTTGGCAAGGAGTTAATAGTTCATTTCATATTATAAGAAAAGGACCAGAGTTTGATTACCTACACGATGTTCCATATAAAAAAATATTATCAACATAGTCTAAATAACTAAAAACTAAGTAATATGTCTTTCTCCGGACCTATAACCACAAATATGATTCCGGCATATACACTTAGGTATCCTCAAAAAAGTATTGGTAAAGATGACGATTATTTAGAAATTTCTTTAGTTAAGTACAATCCTCCAGGATTTATCGACTTTGATAAGGAGAAAAAAACTATAGTTTCTCCTACAGGGAGTGATAAAAATTCTAATGTAGAAATGATAGAACAAACAATACAATTACCAATACCTTCAAATATTGGAGATACAAATCAAGTTAGTTGGGGAAAAGATGAGATAAATCCTATAACAGCAGTTGCAGTAGGTGGTGTTAATGCAGTACTCGGTTCTCCATCACTGAAAACTCTACGAAATATTGCAGAGAAATCTTTAACTGCATCTGGTGAAGTCATATTGAAAGGTGGAGCTCAAGATTTGATTAAAAATGCAGTTATTTCAAAATTAGTAAATTCATTAGGAGCAAATACTAGTACCTCTGGATTAATATCAAGAGCAACCGGACAAGTTCTTAATCCAAATTTAGAATTACTATTTAGTGGTGTAAATTTAAGAAGTTTTAGTTTTGATTTTGATTTTACCCCAAGAGATAGTAAAGAATCTAAGGTTGTAAAAAATATTATAAGGACTTTTAAAATTGGAATGGCACCAAGAACTGGTGGAACTAATGAAGGTGCCGGACTATTCATTTCGGCACCAAATGTATTCATTTTAACTTATAAAAGTGGAAAAAATGATCATCCATTCCTAAACGTGTTTAAACCTTGTGCTTTGGTAAACATGACCACAAACTATACCGGGTCTGGTTCTTATTCAACATACTCCGACAGTACACCAGTCCATATGAAAATGAATTTAGGATTTACTGAACTTAATCCAATTTATTATGAAGACTATGTAACAGTTAAAGGTATAACTGGAGTAGGATATTAATATGTCGTATTTTAGAGAGATTCCAGATATAGAATACCAATCTCCATTTGTGGATAGCAATTCTTCACAAAATTATGTGAGAGCAAAAAATTTATTTCGCAGAGTAAAACTAAGAGATGATTTAAATAATGTATTTACTTTATTTAATAAGTATCAGATTCCAGAAGGTGCAAGACCAGATACAGTTGCCGAAGAACTTTATGGAAAATCAGATTATGACTGGGTGGTTATATTAACCGCAGGTATTGTAAATATTAGAGATGAATGGCCTCTTTCGGACAAAGACATTTCCAGATATTCGGAACAAATATACGGAAATAATTTAAATGATATTCATCATTATGAGACTGAGGAAATTAAGGATTCTAAAGGAAGATTGATACTTCCATCTGGGAAAGTAGTAGATTCTAATTTCAGCATCCCAAATCCAAATAATTATAATGCAACAATAAATCCAGTTGTTGGAATATCAAATTATCAATATGAAACAATTAAAAATAATAAAAAAAGATCAATATACTTATTAAGACAAAATTATTTACAACAATATTTAAATGATATGAAAAAAATTATGTATTATGAAAAATCTTCACAATATATTAATAAAAAATTAATTCGCACCGAAAATACAAGAGTTACAATGCCATAAAAAAGGGGAGAAAACTCTCCCCATAATATATCAGTCTTCTGCTAATTTTGCGAAATATGATAATGTTGAATCTTCATCTTCATCATCTTCAACCACAGAACGGCGAGATGGTTTTAGATTACTCAGTTCTTCTCGCAAATCAGTACCGAGTTCTTTAGAAGACCCGCGATAGTCATCCTCATCATCAACTTCAGAATCAATACGAACAGAAGTCTTAGAACCTAATACAGAATCAAGACGCTTCTTCAATTCATCATAAGACTTAAACTGGTCTGGAGCAATAAATTCACAAAGAGAATACTCCTTCTTCCAAAGTGCCTCCATTGCATCATCATTATCCAGAAGAGGTCCAGGAGTGGTGAATTCACTAGAGTCATAGTTCCTATATCCGGCAACATTCTTTGCC